TGGTAGTGCGTGAGCGTAGGTGATGTAGGTGATGTAGGTGATTTTCTATCTCCATTACGCGCACGAGGCGTTCCAGTGAGTAGGTCGGTCTTAGATGCTTGGAGTAATGCGGTAGGGAAATCACCTACTTCACCGATTACACCTACTGAATCGCAAGGAATGGTGGCCGCAGCGAACGCCCGGCGCCGCCCTGGAAAACTTTTGTCGCGCGCGCCACACCTATTTTCCTAGGACGATTGTGGTAGTGTTCGCCCTCGCACGGCGAATGTCATCAGTATGGAAACGCTAGAAAACAAGGCAATACAGCAACCACTCTCAGACGGTACGGACACAGGTACTGAAAAAGCTCCTGCAAAAGTGGGCGGCCTGACTGCGCGGCAGGAGACGTTCGCTCGCCTGTTTGCCGAGTGCGGAGTCGCTACAGACGCATACGCGGCGGCCTACGACACTGAGCCCTCGACCAGCCGTCACACGGTGCGCGTGAACGCCTATCGGCTCCTGCGCGTTCCCAAGGTCGCCCGCCGCGTCCGCGAGCTGCAGCAGGCAGCATCCGAGCGCACGCTAATGAGCGCGGCTGAGCTGATCGCGGACCTTGAAGCGATGGCGACGGCGGACGTGAACGAAATCATGTCGCTCACGGTCGGTGCATGCCGCTACTGCCACGGCGAGGGCGGGCATTACCAGTGGCGCGACAACGCCGAGCTGGCCCGAGCGATCGAGCGCTACCGTGCTTCGCTCGACACGCGGACCCCTCTTCCCGCACCTGATGCATCTGGTGGCTTCGGCTATCGAGGTGATCGCGAGCCGAATGCCGAGTGCGGCCAATGCGACGGCGCGGGTGTGCCGCGCGTTCGGTTCGCAAACACGGCCGACGTATCCCCCGGCTCTCGCAAACTCTATCGAGGCATCGAGCTATACCAGGACGGCACGGTCAAGCGCGTGCTGCTCAATGATCCGCTGGCGGTGCGCCTCGAACTGCACCGCGTCCGCGGCATGCACATCGATCGCAGCATGTCGGTAACGGCGCACGTCAACGTCCCTGCGCTCAAGGACATGACGCATGAGCAAGCGCTCGATTTTCTCGACTCGCTGAGGCCCGCCCGGTGAACGATTCCATTGCAACGCTCGACACCATAGCGGCTCAAGCCTACGCGGCCATGTGCGCTCCCCCGCCCTACGTTGAGCTTGCAGCATCGCTCCTGGCCGCTGACACGCGCACTGAGCGTGCCGCCCTGCTCGACAGTGCCGATGCCTCGATGCGCGAGGCCGCGTTACGGTACATCGCCGAGCCCGAGGCGACCCGCGAGCGCGACAGGCGCTTGGAATGGATGCGTACCGACCCGCGCCGCATTGCCGCCCTGTTCGTCTACTACGCCGCGCACCTGGCTGACTTTATCAGCGACCACGGCATGTGCGTGGACCCGCGACAAGTGGCTAAGGGTAAGCACGCACTCATGCCGCTGCGCCTTTGGCCGAAACAGCGCGAGCTGGTCGAGTGGATGCTTGAGCGCTGGCAGCGCGGCGAGCCCGGTGTCGTGGTCAAGAGCCGTGACGTTGGCGCGTCCGTCGTGTCGATGGCGCTGCTCGCAAGTCTGTGCATCTTCCGCACGAACTTTGCGGCAGGTATCGCATCAGCGACCGAGGTTAAGTTAGACCGCAGCGGCGACCCCGACACGCTGTTCCACAAGATGCGAGAATTCCTACGCTATCTGCCGCCCGAGTTTTCGGGCGGCTACTCCCAGGACAAGTCGAGCGCATACCTGCGCGTGAACTTTCCCGCGACCGGCAGCAGCATCACGGGCGAGGCCGGCGATCAAACGGGGCGTGGCTCAAGAAAATCTCTCGTGCTCGTGGATGAGAGCGCCCATTTCGAGCGTCCGAAGCTGATCGACGCATCGCTCGCCGCCACCACCGATTGCCGCATTGATCTGAGCAGCGTCAACGGGGTCGGTAACAGTTTTTACGAGCGTGCGCACAATCCGTCAGTGCCGCGCTTTGACCTGACGTGGCGCGATGACCCACGCAAAGACGATGCCTGGTACGCGGCAAAGGTCGCGACGATGGACCCGGTGATTGTTGCGCAGGAGATTGACTGCAACTTCGCCGCTGCGGTCGAGGGTGTAGTTATTCCTGCCGCTTGGGTGCAGGCGGCCATCGGCCTGCATGAGCGCTTGGGCATAAAACCCACGGGCGTGCGGCTCGCCGCCCTTGACGTTGCAGACCGCGGCGGCGACAAGAATGCATTTGCGGTACGCCACGGTGTGCTGCTTGAGCACGTGGAATCCTGGAGCGGTGCTAACAGCGACATCTACGGCACGACTGCCAGAGCATTTCGGCTGTGCGATGATCACAACCTGAGCGCGTTCGATTTTGACTGCGACGGATTGGGTGCGGGTGTTCGCGGCGATGCCCGCGTGCTGAACGAAAAGCGCGAGACACCGATCAACGTAACCGAGTATCGCGGCAGCGCATCGCCGATGTTCCCTGATCGCCTGGTACCGCGCACGAAACGCAAGAATGAGGATTACTACAGCAACCGCAAAGCTCAAGCCTGGTGGCACTGCCGGATGCTGTTCCAAGAGAGTTTCAAAGCCTCGCGCGGCGAGCCGTTCGATCGCGAGGCGTTCATATCGATAAATCCGAAGATTCCAGAACTCTCGCGCCTGATCGCTGAGCTATCGCAAGCGACGGTGACGCAGAGTGCCACCGGCAAGCTGCAGATCGACAAGCTGGGCGAAGGCGAACGATCCCCGAATTTGGCGGATGCGATCGTCATCGCGTACGCGCCACGCAAAATGCCGATGAAGATTTCGCCGAGCGTGCTTGCGATGCATTGATGTTTGGGCGTGTTTCGCACGGACATTCCTGCCATCCTCGATCGTGTTCTCGCTGGATCGGCAAGCCGTTCCTACTCTGCCGGGCCGCGATGAGCGGGGAGCCGCCGCGTGTCTCCGGTGGGGCATGCGGTGGCGTTTCCCCTTGCTTTGGAGGAATTGAATATGGCGACTGTCAGTCTCAAAGAACTCGGCGATCACTTACGCGGCGCACTCGATTGCGTTGAAGCGGCGATGGATTCTGCCGAGCCCGAGCCCGCGGTCGATTTCGAGTCAGTGCGCGCTCCGTTGCGCGAAGCGATGAAGCTGCTCGGTGAAGGAAGCGGCGGCGCGGCCGACAGCGTGCGCGGTTACGGCGGCAGTCGCGGCGGACGGGGCAGCAGTCATTCCGACGGGCCCTATATCTCCTTCGACAGCATATTCCGGGGCGCGCATCCCTACAGGAATCACGAATGAAGTGGCGAGGAGTCACCGTGCGTTGGCCCTGGGCGCGACAGCGCACCGCACCGCGCTGGCTAGCGGACGCCTATATCCACGCGCACGTGCTGGCCTATATCGCACGCGATGCCGTTGCTAACCCGGAATTGCGGGCTGCTTATCGGTCTGCGCTGATCGCTAAAGCTCGGCAGCTCATCGAAAGCGTCGAGGGTGCCGACCGTGATGAAGTTCCAGTCGGCGGGAACGTCCTGAGGTTCGAGCGGAAGAAATGAGCGCCATCGCCTATGACCGATCGATGCGAAGTGTCGATGCCGATGGACATTTGAAGGTTGAGCAGAGCGTCATTAGTCGGGCCTGCGTCTCCGATTATCTCGGGCGGGAAATACCGGACTACGCCGCGCTCGGATTGCAGCCGGACAAAGTCTACAAGCTGCTGCGTGATCCCGCAGAGCTGGAGAAAGCGGCCGACACATTCACCGGCAAGCCTTTGCTGATCCAACACACGCCGATCAGCGCCGCGGCGCCACGCAAGGATCTGGTGGTCGGCAGCGTCGGCACCGTGAGTTTCGAGGATGGGGCCTTGGTTGCCCGTCCGCTTATGGTGTGGACCGCCGAGGCGATCGGTTTGATTGAATCGGAACAGCAGCGAGAGTTGAGCTGCGGCTATCGCTACCGCGCGGACATGACTCCGGGCACGTATGAAGGCGAGCCCTATGCCGGGGTCATGCGCGAGCTGGCTTGCCAGCACATTGCCCTGGTGAGCGAGGGCCGTGTTCCCGGCGCAATGGTGGCGGACTCTATCCCCGAGGAATTGAAATCTATGAAGCATTTAACTGCAATCACGAAGCTGCGTCCGTTCCTGGCCGCAAATGTCGATCTACTCGCGCTCGATGCTGCGCTCGGCGAAGTCGCCAGCACGGCGCCGAAACTTGGACGCGACCAAGAGGCCGAGCTTGAGGGCGAAGATCGAGCTCACGACTTCTACAACAATTCGCACGATGAGTGGAAGGCGATGAGTACCGAGGATCGCCAGCGCGCGCGGGACCAATGGCGCAAAGCTCGCGATAGCAAGCGGGCGCGCGACAGCGAAGCCGATCACCGCAAGGATTTCGGCGGTGGCAACGACTCCGGCGCAACCATGCGCAAGCAACTGCTCGCGGCCTTCGCAGCGCGGGAGGCCGTGAAACCCATCGTCGGCACCATCGCTCTCGATGCTAAGGATATGGACACCGCCGAGGCCATCTACGCTTTCGCACTCAAGCAGGCCGGGGTGCCGATCGACGGCATACACCCTAGCGCTTACGGAGCGATGGTCGATCTGGTCAAGTCGCGCAAATCAGCGTCGGTGGCGCTCGATGCTAGAAGCGGTGGCGGCGGTTACATTCCGCTGTCGGAGATCGGCACGGTGGCAAGAGTCTGGCCGACATCCGGGCACGGCGGCCGCGGGCGGGCGTCATGAGTGGCGAGCTGACTGTCGGCGCCGTGCGCGATCGCTTGCGCGAAAACGGCTACGCGCCGTGTAGCGTGCTCTCGCCCCTCGAGAAGCGCGGATATCGAATTGCGGACGATCCTGCGGGCATTTTGTGCATGCCGAATGACCGCGAGCGCCGCGTCGTATCGTTGATTGTCACGGCGGCCGACAAAACATTGCGCGCGGCCATTCTCGGCGTCATCGAGCGGCAGGGGCTCGGGCGCGGACCTGTACGTAGCGGCGCCGATGGCTCGGAGCACCGACCGCTACGCTTCGATGAGTATGAGGTGGCACCGGGCAGGAGTTGGAGTCCGTTCAGTGCGCCGGCCGGCGACGACCCCGCGGTCATCGTGGAGTACGCGGGCAGCAACGGCCCCGGCATGGAACTCGTCTCCGCAGTCATGCGCGTGGCCGGCGCCTGGCGCGGGGGCTCGCCGCTGGACACGCCCCGAGGGAAGCTACCAGCGATTGACCTGGAAGGCATCAAGAAACTATTTCGGGAGCTGGGCACGCTGCCTACGACGTCGGAACCCTGGGTTGCCCCGCCCCTGCAGTTTGACCGGGGGCCGTCCTTGCGCGACTTGAACGGGCCGCGAATGGTCGGGCCGCGCAGCAAAAAAGATTTGAGCGGCCAACCGGCGCTGCTGGTGGCCCACATGGAGGCCGTGCGGCGCGGAGAGGAGGAGGAGTTGCCCGACCTCCCGCCCGAGGAAACCCTGGCCGTTGCGGCTGCCCCGGTGCCTCCGAGCCTGCTGAGCCGCGTATTCGGCCGCTAGCTGCCGAGGTAGTTATTAAAAAATGAAGCCAAGTTTTCCTTTGCGTTCTGAAATTCAGCCGCGAAAAGGTCGGCGTCCTCTGGTGAAAGGCCAGAGAACTTCGCTTCCGGAGCGACCGCCAGCCAGCGGTCTACGGATCGCGCAGCTTCTTGCCGAGCGCCTGCTGAGTGAGTTCCGTTCTTTATCAGACCCGCCACGATCGCTTCTAAAGCGGCAATCCGCGCGGAAAGCCTCAGATTCTCAAGTTCCTGTGGTGTCAAGGACATCTCCTTAGTCTCGGCGCGGAGGCTGGCTAATCCTCGCCGCCGCCGCGGCACTCATACTCTCACGCAGGTATTTGCGGGTCGCGGCGTCGTCATCGGCCGCCGCTTCGTATTGGGCTGAGAGTTGCTCAAGCCTAATTCGAACTTCTCTGGCGGCCACGGATTTCGCTTCAATCTGGCTGTATGACGAAAGCACAGATATGCGCGCAATCTGATCGAGCTGTTCGGTCAGTCCCTTGATCGTTGCAATATCGGCGTCCGCACCTTGCTTAAACAACTGAGCCGCGCGCCCGGTCCCGATCGCAGATGCCGCGTTGGCGCGAGACTGCGTCGCGGCGGGTATCGCCTGAGATAGCGCGTCGAGTCTCAAACGCAACTCCGCAATATCCGTGCGGACATTGGTCCGGATATCCAACACACGCACCCTACCGGAGCGCCACAGCGCAGCGGCCGACAGCAAAAGACTGCCGCCC